TTTAGGAATCCGCCCATACTTCACCCCTTGAAAACAGATTTACAGAATGTCCACACTCGACATACTAAATTGCTGGACCGCGCCGCCGTCTGCATACCACAGATTGATGATTGGAGTTTGCCTTGCGTTCCTCGCAGCCGCCCCCGGATCAAGAATCTGCAAGTAGTAGCCATTGGACTGAATTGTTCCGGCCACGCTTGCACCGGCAGCGTTGTTGACCTCTGCCGCCTGCGCCGAAGAAAGGCTCACGCCCGTCTGAATGACGCCATTGTTGAGCGCGTTGTTGATTGGGCCGTCGTAAGTGACCCCTCCATTCGCGGTTGCCTGCCCCACCAGCGCGGCGCGAATGAGGCCGTATCCGGTCGGGTCATAGGGAATGTCGTTGACTGTCGTGTACAGATTGAGCAATGCAAGTTGAAGCTGTGCGCTCAACCAGATTTGATCGATGTACTGGTCAGCCCACGGGAAGCTCCCCGGCATATTGCCATCCGAGAAGAACGTGAAACCCGCGTTGCGCGATGCAAATGCCCCGTAGGAACTGTACCCATTCGCCAAAAGGTTCTGATACGTCTGGAGGTTTGCGCACGTCGGGAGAACAGCAGCAGATTGCGCAGACTTCCCAGCCAGCGTGATGCGTCCATTGGTTTGCGAGAAATTGATGGATGCAATCATGCCTCCGACGAAGGCTGCAACATTAAGCACCAAGGGGGCAAGCGAACCAATCGCCGGGTCACCACCGACGCACATCACGCCGTTGACATGATTTGCTTTGGCCCAAACACCAAAGGTTCCAGCCCCGCCGCTTACGCTTGCATTCGAGTCGGAGTCCCAACACGCCCAAAGAACCTCATCATCCTGCTCACTGAACCACGCAGCAAACAGTTTCTTGTCAGCAAGGTCCGGCTCAAATAAAGTCACCATCGTAGCCCAGTTCTGCGAAAGTCCCCACACCCTTGTCATGGCAACGGATGGAGTATCAACATCGGCACCCTGCGAAAGAACCGCGCCCGCTGCTGCTGTGGTCAGAAGATCGTCGGCAATCGTTCCGGTCCCGAAAGTGATTGTAGAAAGGAGTCCAGTGGAATTGCTGGTGAAAACGAATTGGCTCGACACTGAACTCCAGGAGACCGCAAAATTAGGCGTGGTGAAAGCTGCTTGTATTGCCGCCGCCATCAGACTTTGACTTGCCACACCCGTTAAGCTAATCGAGGACGATGTAATCGCTGTACCGTTTACGGTCAAGGTAAGTACACCCGTGATAGCCTGCATTTCGGCAAGACTGTAGTGAGCGAAGCTACCCGATGTCAATGTTGCAGCACGAGCCGAGGCCCCGTTATAGGAAGCGAACAGAAGCGCCGATGGAAGCTGCGTACCATTCACCATGCCCGCGAAATAGATAGACGCATAGGCATACTCTGCGGATGACGGACCGAAGAAGTTAGAGACAGATTGTGCGCTGGCAAAGCTCAAAACCGTGCCGGTTGGCATAAGTACGTTCTCTGTCAGCACAAGGCCGTTCATCACTAGGCCCGCGCCACCGGGACTGAGGACGCCTGGAATTACATTTGCGATAACACTCGCCGGAATCGTCATAAATTCTCCTTAAACGTCTGCACCTTTGATGGTGTTCATTTCCAAAGTATCTGCCGACTGTAACGGAACAACCACAATCGGATTATACTGCAAATTCATCGTGAGTTCCCACCTGCGTTCATACTGCTCCTCACCCGTGACCAGCGGAACTTCGCGTCCATCGTCACAGTAAAGCGGAGCAATACCTACGGGAAATTGTGCCGTTGCGTAAGATGTACGCCAAACCGTCTTGATTGCCGCACACCAATCGCCAGCCGATGCGCCGTAAAAGTCAGCTTGAATCATTATGCGCTTAGGTCCGATAATGTCACTCTGAAAGTTCACGCCGTCGTATGTGGAGCGAGGAACTTCAAGATCAACAGATGAAATCTCAGTCAACTCGACAAAGCTCCCAACCGGCATTGCAACCCGGTTCACCTGAGCGCGTACAACTTCCGCAGTCCCCACGAATGGCTGTATGAACGCACCGAGCGCATCAAACACGGAGTCCAACGCAATTGAGGACACGTATTGAATCGGGGCGCTCATCAGTTCACATCCTGTAGCTGAATTGCGCAGCGTGACCACAGAGGCCATTGCTCTAGTACGGCCACGGTAAGCCACGTCTGCGTTCCAATAATCACAATGTCTCCGCCCTGCGAGTTGACGCGCACAATGGCGTTCAATTCGCCGCGTAGGATGATTGACTTGGTAGCCCCTTGGATATTTAGGCCATCGAGGTGGCGAAGATCGGCAGCGGTGAGAGCTTGGACTTGCGCGAATCCGGTAACGGGAGCGGCATAGCTCGGAACCTGCTTGAGACCAGAACCGATAGTATAGCCCGTCGATGCCTTCACAGTGACAGAGATATTTGGGTTCACACAATCCGTGACGGCGTTCGATATGGAGCGCAGGTCCATCAGTCTGCCACCTTGTAAGAAATCCCTTGGTTAACCATGTCGCCCGTCCAGATAAGCGGCTTTGCCTGCGTTCCTGATGCAACCGGCTCACCTGCGGCAATATCCCGTTGCGCCTGCACAACGTCGCGGGCACGAATGTTCTGAGGTTGGTTGCCAAACTTTAACCGCAAGCGAAGTGTGGTTTTAGCGAGCGGAGGAGACGTGAAATTGAAAATGCTTTCTTTGAGCGCCCCTTCAATCTGATCGCCCATATACGCCAATGTGCGATGCCCGTCCATCTTAGACCGCTTCAACTCGCCAGCCATCATTCCCGGCCACTTGCCGGACTCATTCGCAACCATTGTGCGAAAGAATGGTCGGGGTGGAGAAGGGAATCGTCCACCATGCCCAAACTCATTCCAGAAAGCTATGGGAGCCTGGTCACTGTCGATGAATCCCACCTGAACTGTTCCGTGCGCCCGCTTTGCCAAGTCGAGGAGCTTAGCTGTCACCGCATCGGACATCTTTATTGCTCTGGTAGCCAAATCGGCACCTGTTCCTCGAAAACCCCATCACACGAAACCTTGACTGCCGAAACCGTGGGCAACTCCAACTCTTCATTCTCGATTCGCTCCAGATCGCGCTCCAACTCGGAAGCGTCAATCGAGAGCGTGACCGTCATACCGGACGAGGGAGCCAAGCCATCTCACCCAAACTCGTGCCAGTAAACCCTTCCACCCGCGTCGGGTTTGCAAAATACTTCATTCCCCGATAACAGGTCGTAGCTTGCCAGAACGCCGCTCCATACTGCGACTGCTTGAACCATTCGCCGCTTCCAGGCGTCGCTGGTGAGTAATCGAAGGTAGCGCCCACCGCGCCCTCATTGGCCGCACTGACGCGGCCTACGGGTCGGGGCTGGCCATCTGCGGTGAGCAACCCGCTCAGGAACGCGATGTGAGCCGTCACCATGTTGAGCAACACGCTGCGCAGAGTCACATCTTGGACCACACTGCAATCTGTGTTGTTGAGATATAGGCCCGCCTCGGAGAACATCGAAGCGAACAGCGTGGGATTCGCACTGTAGGCCGCTGCGAACTCAGGATAGCGGCCAACAAAAGCAGCGGGATTGAACAAGGCAATCACGAATTGGCCGGCTCCAGCGTAACTCCATCAATCTTGGCTGTCTTGCTCATCGGCTCAAACCCGGTCTTGACCTTCTCCGCGTTCTTGGCCTTCGACTGCGCTTCCTGCTCAGAATGTGCCTCGAATACAGCCCGCGTCTTCAAAGGCCCAAACCCCTCGTAAGCCGCTTTCCACTCTGCCCAAAATTCAGCATCGACAGCCGTGGTTGAATACATCTTCGACGGAAGATAGAGGCCGCTTTCTGTTTTAGCTTCGTAGGTTCCCGCCAACTTCACGGTGAGGTTGCGGTTCTTGGGGTGATGTAACACAAGGCCGTTTGGTAGACGACAACCGATGAGAACTGTTTCCTTCGCCATGATTCCCTTTCAAGGAGCGGCTCTAGGCCGCGCTGAGGGGCACCGAAGTGCCCTCCTGTTGAACTGCTAGACGCCGAGTAATTGGGCGATCAGGAACGGACGGAACAGAATCGTTCCCCAAGTCCCTTGACTCGTTTTCTGCTTGAAGCTCGACAGTTCGATCTTGATTGGATGCGCACGCAGCTTTTCGGTAAAGGCGGTGGTTGCCGTCCTTTGTCCCTGCATCTCATCTGCGATCAACTGCACGAGGTTGCCGGAGACAGTTTGGTACTCCGGGGCCGTCTCGATCTTCATCTTCGGGAAGTTCTTCTTGAGCATATCCTGCACATTGACGTTGTAGGTGTTCGTCAAGGTGAGATACACCTGAGCCTCTGGCGACATTGCCAGTGTCATTGGCGAAGCCATGTCCAACTCAACAAGGCCGTTCGCTTGGGCGACAAGCTGTCCATACAGCGCCTTGATGTCGTTGTAGACATAGATTGCGCCGTTTGGGTCAGTTGCCTTCTGCGCCCACGTGACAAGCGTTCCCTCAGCGATGGGAGCAATGGGAGCCGACAGTGATGGGTCATTGAGCAGGCCGTAGTTTGCCAGCCCCGCGATACCGAAGAAATAGCTTTTGTTCTGGAACTTGTTCAGCGTCAGAACAGAAGCAACGCGCTGGCGATTGGCCCAGTCAATACGAGCAAGGCCCATCTTTTCCAGTTCGCGTTCGCCCCACTGCGTGATGACCTGATACGTGTAGGACTGGCGCTGTACCCAGTTCACGTTTGCGCCAGCAATGCCCGTCTCAGAGTAATCGCCGTAGGAAGAAACCATGCCGGTAGACTCGACAATCGGGAACATCGCTGTTTCGAGAGTCCAGTCGCCCTTCTTGGTTTCCTCGCCAACAATCTCCGTTGCCTTCATCGGAGCCACAAGGACTTCAATTACCTTGGGGTCGATGTAGGTAGACAAGAACGCGGGGATGCCGCTATTCGAGACTGTCACCAAAGCGGGTTGAGCATCCATAGCCAGCCGACCACCGCGTTCCTTTTCGGTCTGCTGCAACTGGGCATCAACCCCCATGAAATTGATGCCCCATTTCTGCGATACTGATTCAAGATGACGGTCCATGTTAGCTCCTTAATTTCCCCACGTTGAGATTTGCACAAGTTCGCCAACAGCGGCGACGGACTTGGCAGTGAACTTGGTGATGATGCCTTGGGCGGTGATGGTGATTGTTCCAGAGGCGGTGTAAGCGGT